GAGGAAATCCCTATCACTAGAAACAATATAGGATTTAGTATTAAAACGTTTAGCCATGTCCTTTGACATGTAAGCTATAATATCGTCTGCTTCTACTTTATCTATAGAAACTACTTTAACTGGGAGGCATTTTAGGTATTGAATTAAACGGATAATTTGATCTACTTTAGCATCATTTTCGTCATCAATATTTTCAAAAATATCCCAATTTGTAATTCGATTTATATTTCTACCTGTTTTATATTCGGGAAGTAAATATCTCCTGTTAGTAGAGGCACCTACTCCATCGAATACGAGATATACTGAGGTAGGTTGTATTTGATTTATTAAAGCACCTAAAGAACGAAGAAAGCCAGCTAAACCCCCAATGTGATTACCACTTCCGTTAACAAAATTTAATATAGCGAAGTTTCGTAAAAATAGGTTAAGACCATCTATAAAAATAACTCTTTCGTGTTGTCCAGGTTTAGTTGAACTTTCCCCTTGCTCAAGGTTATTGAGCATCTTTAAATAATCTTTTTTAATCATTATTTGTTGCTTATATGAAAAATTACTTGTTGATAATATTCAATAAAATGATCATTCCATAAATCCCATGTTATATCTATCCCATCAACAGAATAAACCTTAATAGATTTAAATCTAGAAAGATATTTGTCCCTAAAGTTCCTAAATAAAGGTTTTTCATAGTAATGTCCTAAATGCCATTCCCCTACAATACATCCTACATTATTAAGAAGAAAATCAATATTATCATCATTAAAAATATCATATTCTCCCCCTTCACAATCAGTTTTTAAAAAATCAATTTTTTTAATACCAAACCTTTTAATAAAAGTATTAAAAGTAATAGTTTCATATATGCCTTCATCAGCATATATACCACCATCATTCCAATCAGAAAAACCATTTCCTTTCCCAATAGCTTTATTTATAGAAGTAACAGGATATCCTAAAGTATTTTGTACTAAAAAAGGAAAATTAGTTTTTGATGGTTCTAAACAAAAAACATGCTTAGGTTTTTGAGGTAAGATAATATGGGTAAAAATTCCTGTACTAGCCCCAATATCTACAACTATATCTCCTTCTTTTACTTTATAAATAGTTTCATATAAGTTTGAATCAGTAAATTCTCTTTTAAGAGTATCTACCATGCTTTGATGAAGATTTCCCCAATTAAAATCTTTTTTAATCATTAATCTGGTTCTTTTTCGAAGTGGGAAATATCTTGTACTTCTTGATCTTCTTCAATGATATCAAAATCAACACCTCCTAAAACTTCTCTCCAGGCTTCTGCATGAGTATTTTTATAGGCTTTAATTTCTTTATCATCATCATTGATAAACCCATGGGGTGTCATTACAATTTTACCTCTGGTAGTAACTCCATTAATATGGTTTTTATCAATTTGTAGATTAGTACGTTTAGCAAATTCAACCTGCTTACCATCCTTAATTGCTTTAATTTTAGATGTACCTGCAGACATCACATTACCAAATGTTACTACAAATGTTGAATCAAACCACATAGCATACCCACCTTTATTCATCAACTTAGGTTTACCCATAGGTGATTCAGGTTTAAGTGTCCATACTTTATTAATACAAACAAGTGTATTAGTATAAGGGCTACTTTCTTTACGTGAAAGAACAATACGCTGGTTTACATTATTACCAAACTGAGTGGACATTGCACCCGCATTCCATTCATTATTATTTTTATTTGATTTAAGAGACATTTCACATGGTACTGAACCAATTGAATCCCACAAAAATAGTAGGTCATAAGGTAAATTACCTTTCTTTTGTTCATCAATTAAATCTAAAATAAATGCAGCTACATCTTCAATAGAGTTAATTGTTTCTCTATCTACATAAATAAACTGCCCATTATAATCTGTAATCTCACCTGTCTCTTCATCAACTATTTCATTAACTTCAAGACCCATTTGTTTAGCATGGTCCCAACTCCATTTCATCTCTGTAATAATAAACACAGGGAGTACTCCTCTCTTCTGACCGGAGACAGCCGCCTCAATTAAGGCGGTTGTCTTACCGGTATCAGAGTGACCTCTTAACAAGACAATATGTCCTGCAGGTATGCCAGGAATTGAAGTTACATCCTGAAATGCTTGGGAAAGTGGGATCCACTGTTGAGGCTTAAATTTAGCATTTGCATTAAGCATTTTTTTCTCCTTAAACTTAGACAAATCAAAATTTGCCTTTAGTTCTTTAGAGACTGCCTCAGTTAGGGATGATTTTTTTCCTCTAGGCATTAGCTAAACAATTCATCGAATTTATCAACTTTGCTCTCTTTTTGGGGAGTCTTAAGAGCGTAATTGTTTTGGGACCCCCCTTTATCAAAAGGGAGATCAGACTTATCTTCGTCAATAATATCTCCTTCTTGAGCATCCTCAGGAGTCAGGAATTTTTGAAGATTATCTTTCATTTCTTCGAATGAATAACGCTTAAATACTTCAAGTGGGTTAGCTTGATCATCTAACCACTTTTGAATTTGATCAGCATCACCAAGTGGTGTTTGCTTAGTTTTGACACGAACAGAAGACTTATTGTAAGCAGTGCCCGTAACATCAGGACCTACTGTATCTACTGTAATGTCACGACCCTGATGGATATCAGTGTAATCACCAATATCATCATCATCTGCAAGTGAAAGGAAATCGAGGTAAGTATTCTTACCAAACTGCCAAAGCTTAACACCTTGTTCCTCTTCACCACGTACAATCACCGGAGCGAAAATACGCATTTTAGGATCAAGTTGCTTAGCCAAACGCCAATTTTCCTTATCACTAGTAGTACGAAGTTGCTTCGCAAACTCAGCGATTGGATCTTTTTCACCATAATTGATAGGTGAAATCATTGTGCGCTCACCGATTCCGTAGTGAAAATACACTTCCGTAAAAGGATTAGCTTTGTTAAACTTGTTGGGTACAATACGAATTACTTGCTTACCAACACTTGGTTTCCAAAACAAGCTAGTGCTGTTTTGATTGCCTCCTTTGTTTGTTTGCTGCAAGGAGTTCAGCTTACTGCGAATTGCATTTAAATCCATAATATAACTTTTAAAATGTAACTTGTTGTAAATATAAGAATCCTAACCCCGGATTCCAAATTAAAGTTCAAGAATCTGATGAATCTTTGTCTTTAATTGTTTTAATTCATTGTGCTGAGTAAGTAAAATAGTATTACGATAATGTTGCCAATTAATCTTATATCTTACATCTACCACTCCCCCATTCAGTAATTTTATTAGCTCATTAAGAGCATTTATAGTGTATAATGTGTTTGATTCTTTTTTTCTATGGACTAATATAGTATTAGGTAAAATCTCCTCTACACTTGATGGCTCTACATTATAAGTACAGACGTATTCGTCATTACTCTTTATATATAAAACAAAAATTTTTTTATAAAGTATATCGTAGCTAGATTTTACCTCTACTAGCGTTCTCTCTAAATCTTCCAATGAAGTAAAGGTACAAAATAACTTATTTTTCATTATTAGGGTTTGGATATAAATATCAAACCTTCTCTAAAACATTATAGTTACTACCTGCTTCTACTTTAATATTAAATTTATATTCTTTAAATATATCCATTATAGACTTAATTATACTTTTTTCATCTTTAGATACATCTAATAAAAATGAATCATAAGTATAATGTATAATCTTTGTCTTACAATTTTTAAGTAATTTAATAATTTTTTCTAATATAAGTACATTATAATACGTTTCCGTATTTTGAAGTATGTAATTAAACAATTTTTGTTTTTTCATATCTGTTTTAAAAACATATCCAGATTTACAGACAACTTCTTCTTTCCTACTTATATCATCTATATATTTTTCTACTCGCTTAAAAAATTCTAAATCTTTATATTCATTAAATACTCCTCCATATAATTGTTTAAACGTCAGCTCCTTAGCTTTTTTATAATCAACTCCATACATGTCAGCAAACGCTTGGTGAATGTCTCCTTCACCAAAATCAAAATCTACAAGTTGAGCTGCTAAAGTAGGATGATAAGCACTAATATCAATCTCTAACAAAAAGTCATTGTCGGGAATAAATGCTGCTCTACATCCTGTTTTTTTATCTAAAGCAGCATAGTTAATTCCTCCAAATGAATTTGAAGGTCTCGTAGTAGTCGTTTTTAGATTAAACTGCGAGTAAGTCCATTCCTTTTCTACACCAAAATGTTCCTCAAATAATTTAGGATCTACCTTCAATCCATTAGATTCAATCCAATAAAACACATTTGTAGCTTTATTATTATAAAACTCAAAGTGTTGTGGTTTTTCCATAGTAAACACATGTTTAATTGCGTCAAATATCGTTTCACAACGTTCATAATGCTTTACTATTGGAATGATGCTGCCTATGTTACTTATTTGGGGGTATTTCCTATAGAAAAAATCATGGCATGGGAATTGATCTGGGATATCCGTAGGAGAAATGAAGTGTATGTCGCTAAGCTGTTTTAAAGGTACTATGTGTAGAAACTCTTTTTTATCTCTTACAAATATTTCCTCAAATCCCCCTATTAAATTTAACACTTTATCTAACTCACAACTTGTTGCTTCACTATGATTTACATTAATGATAAATCCTTTCCTGTAATTAATTTCTCTAATGTAAAATCCTACTATACCTCTTAAATAAGGGTGTACATTATCATTAGAAAAAAGAGGCTCAATGAATACTTTCTTGAACTTCTTTTCTCTAAATGTTTGTAGTTGCTCGTTATTTTCTATAAGCCAAAACACATTATAATATACGATTGATTTCTTGAATTACCAAATCAGGGGTAATAGTTTCTATTTCATACCAATCTTCCATTGATTTTACTGTTTTAAAGGGATACCAATTCCAATTTGAAGCATCCAATTTATGGGTATTAAAATATCCAGAAGTAGGGGTTTCATTATATACTCTAATACAATCCGTTTGAAATTCACACCAAGGTTTAGAAAATGAAGAAACTAAAACTGTTGGAGTATTTAAAGCCCAAGATATCCAAGATAATCCTGATCCTATTCCTATGTGAAATTCGGCTCCATTAATAACTGACATAACTTCTTCTAGTGATCTGTTATGGAAATGGTAATCAGATTGAGGAGAAGTATTCATAAAACCATGAATTCCAAAAGATCTGTGTTGGTCTACTACTGCTACTTTATATCCTTTATCTTGTAAATACCTTACTATTTGTTCCCAGCCCCCAGGATAATTCCAATATTTTGCTTGGCAAGTAGATTGGATTGATAGAGTTACATATTTTTCTTTTATAGGGGATGGAGGTACTGTTTTAAATTCGGGATTTATTTCTTTAAATTCTAGTCCTAAAATATCAGAAGCGGTTTTTTGAAGAGGTTGAGATTGAAAATCAAAAGGGTGATTTGATTTTTTATAATTTTTTCCATCATAAAACCACCCAATGTTATATGAAGCGTGAAGATTATTTACTACAGTACCAGGATGTATAAATTGAATTTTAGGATACTGTGATTTAAACCAATCGTTATGAAATGTAGAACATACTACTTCACAATTATGTTTTTTTCTAAATTCTTCTATATAAGGAAACCAAGCAATAGTATCACCTATTGATTTACTATCTAAATGAATATAAACTTTCTTATTAGTTAAATTTAATATATGTTCATGAGTTTTATTGTCTTCCTTCCAAACTTCAATTCTCCATTTTATAAAAGATTTATAATTAGGAGCAGTCCACATATTATTTTTAATAGTATCCTCCCAAACTAATTCGTTAGTATCATCATTATAAAATTTAACTTGATATTCTTGATTTAAAGGACCCTTTATTTCACATTTAACCCCATCAACAAAACTAATGATAATTTCGTTTTTTAAACTTGCCATAAAATCTTGTAAAGTTTGATTTCCAACCTCTGCTACTTTATCCCAATTAAAATCTCTATGTATTAATTTAGCTTCTTCTACAGCTCGTTTTTTATGGTCTGTATAATTTTCAAAAGCATCTCTCATTACACGGGCTAAATCTTCAAAATCAGGTTCATAATAATTACCTACTGAAGAATTAAAGTGGTTATAATCAGCATCCATAACAGGTTTTTCACCTAATATTTTTACAGGTAATCCTTTTCCTTTAGCAAATTCCATTTGACCACTACAGGCCGAATAGATTGAAGGAGTACCACAAGCCATAGATTCAATTAAGGGTAAATTCCACCCCTCACTTCTAGCACAAGAAATAAATACATGACCATTTTTTAAATAAGTAATGTAATCTTCTCTTGAAGGAAAATGTTTTATTTTAATACGTTCATCAATAAAACCATAATGTTCTAAACGTTTTTCTGTTGTTTCATGTTTATCCCCCGAAAAAGGATTATCTACAGAAACTATTAAATCCACAGGTTCTGAAGGATCAAATTCTTTAAGAAAGGTTTCTATAATTTCTTTAGTAGATTTTCTATAATCCCACCTTCCAAAAATAAGAAATTTAAATCTACCATCTACATAGTCTAAAACGGTTTGGGGATCTTCGGGATAAAAAGTATTAATATCTACTCCTTCAGGTACAACTTTTACTTTACTAGGATCAGCTCCTTGTTTAATAGTGCAATCAGCTTGCCACTTTGAAGGAACCCATATTTGATCATACTCTAATAATTTATCAAAAAATTGAGGGGGTTGTAAAGTAGATTCCCAAACATTATATGCTATTTTAGGTTTATTATACGATTCATAAAAAAAATAATGATCGGTTTCATTTAAAACTAAATCGATATTATGTTCAAATTCATTTTTATGTTTAGTGTAAATAGGAAAATTATCTCTAGCAGTTTTACTAGTCCATAAAACTTGTTCTTTTAATATTTTCTTATCAGTTTTATTAAGATAGGGTTCACCATTGTGAGGTTCATCATTATTACCTTTCCAACTTTTCCCTATAGTATAATTACGAACTTTTAAATCTATTTTTTCAGATAATTTTCTAAAAAAATCCCTAGAGTGGTGATTATATCCTGTTGTTCCTACATAAGAACAGTGTGCTTTTACTTTAGGTATAGACATAACAATTAATATAAAAACTTTAATTTAAAAAACCAAATTATTTTGATGTTTATATATCATCAAGTTCATTATACGTTTGCCATTCATCCGTATTCATAATAGTTTGAATTTCTTCAAAACTATATAATGTGGGTGTGGGTATTAGGGTTTGTAACGATGGAGGTAAGTCACCATCAAATTTAATAACTGCTTTACTTTCATCAATACTTTTACGTGATGTTTGGGAAGATGAAGTTTTTACTGTTATAAAGTCTACAGTATTTAAGTCAGTTGCGTTTATAATTGTATAATTTTCCATTAATATCCAAATCTAGCTTTTGTTGCATCAAAATTATCTGTTACTTGTTGGTCTGTTAAAGCCACATCATAACACAAAACAACAGCTATCTCTTGCTTAAAGAATCGTTGAGCAGAAGTGCCTATTGCGCGACTCGCGAGTGTACCATCTCTACCAGTACCGTAGGCTACAGAACTACCAAATCCGCTATTAGTTCCTGATGTGTATTTTGTGTTGTTTAAGAAACCGATAAAATCACTTTGGTTTGCACTATCGAATCTCCAGGTTACTAATTTCCATCCACTAATATTGCCCGTATTAGTATAAACACGGCTACGACGTGAACCAGTTCCACTACCTCCGTCGCCATCCATCTTATGGAATACGATACGGCCACCACTGGAGGTTCTATTATCATAAGCTACCACCAATCCGTGGTATACGTTATCGTCGGCTAATGCGTTTGTCCAGGAAAAACCCGATTGGCCAATGTCTTGTTTAAGCCAAATCTGTATAGTAAATCCATCTGAATTAAGTTCTGATTCAGAGGGTCTAATGGGTCCAACCACCGAGTTATCAAAGAGAGCGTAATCATTAACACCATCAAAAGAGAAACTTCCCCCACCTTCCGTTGAAGAGTATGTTGGACTGTTATAAAGCGTAGCATGTACTCCCTGTCCACTTATATCAGACCAAGTTGTACCACTACCATTATAACTTGAGGCATCCCCCGCATCAAGATGTTGAACTAAATTATCAGTTACAATTCCTGAGCCTCCCGAAGGTTTAGCTATACCCCCAACTTTACTAATAGCAGCTACATCTTTTCCAGATAAAGATGTAATACTAGTAAAGCTAATCCCAGATATTTTTTCAATATTGGACATTATGCAAGTTCTATAAATTCATTAGAGGGGTTAAAAAAGATTGAACTACTATTAATAGCATATCCTATAATTCTAACATAATTACCACTAGTAGAGGGGACTGTAGTAGTAATTGTAGCATTAGTATTCATATAAGCAGGGGATCCAGGTGTTAAGGAAGTTACATCTGTTTTGACAAATCCTTTTAAACACATTCCATCTGCTGAAGTAGAACCCATTGCAATTCCAAGTAAACCTTTATTTGCGGCTTCCGAAGCTTGGGTAGCTACTGCCCATTCAGTACCATTAAAATAATAAGACCTACCTTCAGAGGTACCAGTACCCGTACCACCATGAGTAGTTATTTCAGCTCCTCTACCAATATCTCCAGCGGAAGCAATGCCGGATCCAGTTGAGTGAATTAGTGAGTTTGCAGTAACAGGTCCAGTAAGTTCAATACCGCTAGCTCCACCAATGCTAGTTTGAGTAAATCCAAGATTAAAAATAGCTACATCAGAGCTATCAGCTTTTGCTAATATTCTAGAAGCCCCACCTGTATTTTTTGCGAAGAAAGTTTGGTTATTATCTAATATAAAATCTCCTCCTATAGCAACATTTGCACTTGCGGTTATACTTCCCGTTATAAGCACATTTCCTGTCCCAGTAATATTTTTAGAGTTTAAATCTAGGTTTCCCCCTAACTGTGGGGAGGTATCATCTACTACAGCACTTATTCCACTTCCACCTCCAGCTGCTGCTAATGAAGCAGAAACATCTGAAAATCCAGGAATGGTTAAAGTATCACTAATATTTAAACTACCCGAAATTTGGGAGTTTTCTAAAGCTGTTAGCCCTTTTCTTGCTATAAATTCGTTTGCCATATTATTCCTTTTTCACTGTCCAAAGGTTTAAATTAATTTTCTTAAAGATTTAAATACATAACCATTTCCATTAGTAATTCGTAATCTTACTAAACCACTTGAACGATCAGCCGTAAGAGTAGGTTCTGTTGAGTCGCCCCCTAAGGCTTTAGCAGAAGTATCAGTAAATGATACGCTACTTCCATCAGATATTACCATAAAATTACCTATTCTAGCATATCCATTACTTGAATCTATTAAAGTGTAATCATACACTGCTCCCTTAAATGATGAGTCACTAAAGGAGTCTATTGTTTCAATACTATCCCCACTAGGTGTATCTTCTTCATTAGTTATTTGTACAGTACTAGTGCCTATTAATAATGCTTGTCGAGTTCTTAAACTACTTGAAAAATAAGAGGTAGTTTGATTAACTCTAAAAACTTCTGTGGGAGCTGTTTTTACTGATGCTGCTGATTTAAAAATCAAATCACCTGTTACACCTAGTTCACTTATAGAAGTAATTTCACTTTCTATAGAAGCAATAGAACCCGATGTTTGGAAATCACCAAAACTACTACTAGGTACTGTAAATAATAAGGTTCCTGCTTTATCTCCTACATCTCCTCCCCTACCGCTTCTTGAAGATTCAAAAACTTGGATTGTACCTTCCCCATTATCATTAAAATCTTTTACGTCTAATGCTGTTTTAGGGTCATTAGTTCCTATTCCTACAAAAGGACTTATACCTGATGCTGTTAAATATAAAGCAATAGTATCCTCATCCGAAGCACCCGTAGATTGGGAGGGGATTCTAATTTGAAAGTCAACACCTGTTGAACTAGGGGTTTCAAAAAACATTCTTTGGAGGGATCCTGTTGGTTCCCCACCTCCCCCAATAGAAGCACTTGTTAAAAGTATACCACCACCCCCAAATTCAAAAAAACTAGCCATTATTTAAGTTTATTTTCTAAATTAATAATTTTTTCTTTTAATTCATCAATGATTTTTTGTTGATCTTGTACAGATTTTACTAGTAATGGAATTAATTGAGTTTGATCAATAGTCCAAGGATCTTTTTCTACATCATCAGTTTCAGGTTTAAATACTGCTTCGGGATATACTTTATATAAATCTTGAGCAATAAATCCCTTACTTATACTTTTGCTTTTTTTCCAATTATATTCTACTGGTTCAATTTTTAAAAGAGTATCTATACTTAAAGATAAAGGTCTAATATTTTCTTTTAATCTTTTATCAGATACACTTGCTAAAAATACGCCTGGGGTAAAGGAAGTAATATTATTAGGTCCAAATCCTCTTATAAAACCTATAAGTTCATCTCCAAAATCATCACCACTATCTACATAAAATTCAATAAAACGAGGTCCATTAGTTCCCGTTGAAGGGAGGTTTCCTACTGGGCATTCATTTACTAATTTTAGAATTTTATTTGAACTATTTGCAGCAGTGCTATGATTTTTAAATGTGACTAGGTTGAGCTGTGTATCACTTTGTACAAATAAAGACCCATCATTACCTCCTCCACTAATATTTCCAATTGAAACTGTTGCTGCACTATTACCAATTTGAACATGTGGAGTAAAACTAGTAGTAGTTGAATCAGCATATGTTCCAATCTGAAGTGATGTTTTAGGAGAAGAATCACCATAACCTATTACTGCAACATTAGTGTCTTTAATCCCTACCCTCATAAAGGGATTATTGCTTATAGTTGTATTTTTTAATAAGATTTGGGGATCAGTTCCTGCTTCTGTTCCTATTATATGAACTTTTTGATCAACAGTATCTGTACTTGCTCCTATAATAAGTTTTCCATTATCAGTCCCACCCGTTCCACCATCTACAAATCTAAAGAAGTCTTCAGCAATTGATGAACTTGGAGAAGTACCGGCAGCCGTTAAAACTTTATTATTACCGAAGTTTTCAATTTGTATTGAATTTCCTGAGGTGCCTGATGAACCTGAAGTACCTGATGAACCTGAGGTGCCTGAAGAACCCGAAGTACCTGAAGAACCTGAACTACCTGATGTACCCGAGGAACCAGATGATCCTGAAGTACCTGAAGAACCCGAACTGCCTGATGTGCCAGAGGATCCTGAGGTTCCACTACTTCCACTAGTTCCTGATGATCCAGATGATCCTGAAGTTCCAGAGCTGCCACTGCTTCCACTAGTTCCACTACTTCCTGAGCTACCTGAGGTGCCCGATGATCCTGAGGTACCTGATGATCCCGAGGTACCTGAAGAACCAGATGAACCCGAAGTG